TTCCACTCTCGATAGCTGGTCGTTCCCGTGGCGTTTTGGCAGAAGTCCTTGCTTATCCACTCGAAATGACAGTCATCGCCAGCGTCTGGAGGCGGGTATAGCAGCAGTTCATTCCCGCGAATGCGGTACTCGGAGAACGGCCCAGCGGCTGCGCGTGCCTTCATCAACTGCCATTGAGCAGCATTCAGGGGGCCGAACAAAGGGCGGTTTGTCGTTCGGTTCCAGATGGTGTCGTTGATGATCCAGCCTAGATTCCCATCAACGATGTCGTTCAGGTTCCCCTGCGACTCCGTAGCCACGGCAAAGAACTGCACCTCAAAGTTCAGAATCTGCCACTCGTAGGAGTCGGCAAGTTCCTGTCCTTCCTCGTTGGCAATTTCCTGCAGTTGGGTGATGTTGCGGTCGTTCGATCCGATCACCGACGCAGGCTGATTCAATCCTAGCTTGCGGCATACGCCTTGGATGATCTCCAAGAGCGACTTATTGATGCTTGGATTTGTGGAGATGATGACGGGCATAACAAGCCTTCAACAGTAATTTGAGCCGCTCAAACAAAGTCAATCGGATGATGACTGACATCAAGCGTCCGTCAGGTACCAACCGGAAAACTCTATGGTTGCAATGTCAAGTTGCCCGTTAGAGCACACCAGCCCCGGTATGTCGCCCCATCGTGGCGTCAACTGAGTTGTTCCGGGCGCAATGCTGAACATCAATGCGCCAAGATTTGTCGAGCTAACGGTAGCCCCGAAAGTGTTGCCCTGAATGGCGCAGCCGATGGCGTAGCTTTGTGTGCCAGATTTGGCGGCAAAAGGAAGACCCCCCAAAAGCGCGGCGGTGCTGTCGCCGGTAGTACCAAACCTAAAGCGCCCCGCAATGAACACCATTTGTCCAGTTTTGACGTACTCTCCAGACGCCACCGACAGCACGCCAGGACCGCCAGAATCGTCCGTAGGCGTCCAAACCCCAGAAGTCTGCGCGATGTAAACAGTGTCCACAATCTCTACATCAGTAACGGTTTTGCGAAGCACCCCACCAACCGTTACCGTGTAGTTGTAGCGACCATTTGGCGCATAGAAGAAGAACGCGCCGAATGCGTCAGTCGTTGGGACATACGCCGCACCCACCGCGTCAGTCTCATACACCGTCGCAGGCGACCCACCCGGATACGACTGAACCGCAATGACAGCGCCAGGAACAGGACGCCCCTGCGAATCTAGAACAACGTCCTGAAACTTCTGCATGTTATGCCTCTGCTACTTCTTTCGCGGGCCTGCCGCGCTTGGGGGTTGCAAGTTCTGCAATCTGCGTCTTGAGCAGTTCAATCTCCGCCTGCAGACGGTCGTTTTCAGCCGCCTGACGGGTAACAACAGAAGAGTCCTTGGCCGACATAAGCCACGCACGGGCCTTGCCCCGCAGTTCCATGTAGCCCATGCCCATCCGTTTGCAGATGTTGTCCGACAGTTCTGCGAGCTGCTCGACAGAGCGAACCTCAAAATACTCCGCTTCTTTGACCTGGCTGCGGTTGATGACCGGCCACATCTTGAGCGGGGTGCCTTCAACCACGTCCTTCAGACCTTCCTTGAACCGAGCGTAGTGCTTTGGAAATTGCTCTTTGTGCTGCTGAGTCGCTGGCACCTCGATGATGTTGGTGGAGTCACCAGGCACCATGATTCGAACGAACTCGCGCTGCTCATAAACCGGCCTGCCTTCTTGCTCCGAGCGGAAAGGAATTTCCAGAGCGTCCTCGTAAAACTCAACGTAGAGATTGTTTGCTGGGGAGTTGTCCACAGTTCACCTTTGAAAAAAAGAAGCCCCGGAACCGCCGGGGCATCGGTTTTATGCCGACAGGATGGCGAACCAGTTCGCAGAACCCACGCCGACAAAAAGAGCGCGGCCACCGGCAGCAACGCTGAAACCGCCAGTAGTGACAGTCAGTGCGTTGATTTGTGCGCCGGTAGACGGATAGACCAGCACTGCGTTAGCGCCGGAATTGATGACAACCACGCCAGAGCCTTCCTCGGGTGCCATGAGTCGCACACCAGTAGAAGCAGCGGCAGTCGTAACGCGATTGATCGCGGCAGAGAGTTGGGTGGCGTCGGCGTTCGTCGTGCCTGCGGCAGTGATGGAGTTCACCACATCGCCGCAGACGTTGATAGCCTGTTGCGCCGACAACCCCACACCCATGAGTCGGGTAGGGATTGCCATGATTACACGCCCGCCCGAGAGAACCAGCCGCGATCACCCGACGCCATTGCGACCGCAGGCGACAGGTACGAACCACCCGAAGCCGTCGCAAGGAACGTGGTGGCGTTCACAGTGCAATCGGCATCGCTGGCAGAGATCACGGCGTTAGCCTGTGCGTACACGTAGATGCGCCCGTTAGAGCCGAAAACCTGCGCCCCGAGTTGGGGAGCGTCTTCAGCGCCAGTGTTCGCAGCAATGTCAGCCGCCGTCGTGATGGTGTTGAGATCAACCCCGAGAATTGGGGTGACAGTGAAAGGTGCAGCCATTTTGATTTGCTCCTATGAATGGTTGATTAGCCAGCGTGCAGAACGCCCTGGAACTGAGCGCCCGAGCAAGTCAGGTTGCCCGAGAAGCCGATCAGCTTCACGACTGCATCCTGATTGATTGCCGAACGATCATCCCCGATTGGCACGAAGTTGCGCTCAGCATGCGGACGGAAGAAGATGTACTTCGTGTTGAGGAAATACATCTGGTTAGCCGTCATCGCGCCGCCGATACCGCCGTCGAGAACGACATCAGCAGACTTGCCGGTGCCGTAGTACTTCAGCGCAGAGAAACCAGCACCAGCCATCTCTTCAGACTCGACACGCTGGATAGCCTGCAAAGACTCCAGATAGAGCCGGTAGTAGTTGTTGTCCGCGACGATCAGGTCAGCGGAGTCAGTGCCGCGAACCAACTGCAAGGCAGTGCGGTTCATGTAGCTCTGAATGTTCGCAGCCGTCGCAGCAGCGCCGCCGTTGGTCACCGCACCAAAGCTGATGTTGCGCCAGAAGGCGAAATTCAGCCGGTTGATACCGCCATAGGTGCCAGAACCCGGAGCCGTGGACACCGCAGCCGCAAGGCCAGTGATGTCTTTGCCGCCGTTGCCGGTGCCGTTGGAGTAGATGCCAGCAGAGATGCGATCCATCAGGTTGGCCTCGGCGACCATGATGCGGCCCTCGACCAGATCGATGATGCGCTCTTTGCCGCTGTTCTGGATCATCTCCAGACCCGAGACCGACACGGCGGCAGCGTACTGCTTGATGTCGAACTGAGCCGCAGAGATGGGGCTGTTCGGCGTGATGTCGATGACATCGTAGCCAGAGTACGAACCCGCGTTGCGCGTGCTTGCGTCGAGGTACGCCAGTTCCTGCAGGATGACGTTACCGCCACTGAAGGTCTTGACGTTGCCGCGCTTCTTGAGACGCAGCAGGAGAGCAGTGTTCTGGCTGACGTTATCGGCCAGAGCGCCGGTACGGGACTGGATACCCGCAGTGATGATGTCACTGAGATTGGCAAATGAAGCCATGATGATTCCTTTGAAGTTTAACCGTTGAATGCAGCCTCAAGGGCTGCGCGAAGGCTTGTCGGAGCACTTGCCGAACCGGAAGCAGGGGAGCTGCCACGAACGCTGACCGCTGCGGATTTCGCACGGGCTGCAATGGCTGCTGACTGCGCCTGTTTCAACGCTTCTTGCCGCTGCTGTTCTAGCAGGGCTTGTCGCGTTTGCGGGTTGGCATACACCGCCATATCATAGGCGTCCTTGAGGTCTTTGGCGCGTCCCGCTTGTAAAAGCGCGGCCATATCCTCTCTGACTGCCTCAAAATGCACAGCATCCTTTGCAAACTGCTGGATTTCGCTGTTAAGCGATTCCTGCTGCTGCTGTTGCTGTGACTGCATGAACTGCTGTTGCTGAGATTGAATCTGCGCCAGGCGCTGCTCCAGTTGCAACGTATAGGGGTCTTTCTGCGGCATGGCCTGCGCCTGCCCTAGGTCAATGCCGTACTCCTGCGCGAGTTGCGACAGGTATGCGGCCTTTTGATCCGGTGCGCTCGTCCGCAAGATGTGATCGGCCTGCAAGAGCTTGCTAACCGCCATGTCGGGCGATACGCCAAGAGACTGAATCGTCTGCATGTACGGCTGAATCGCACGCTCCATGCTCTTGCCTAGATCGGCGTGAGTTTTGAACCCTTCGATGCCCTTGTGAAAGTCAGTCTCGCGGCGAAGAATCTCGTCCTGCACATGCGCGGGCAACTTGTCGAACTCTGCTGCCGCATCCTTTTTCCACGAAGACGGCGGGCGCTTTTCGGGGAGTTGTTCGGCAGGCTTTGCCTCTTCCGGCTTCGGAGCGAACCGCCCTGCCTCATCGCGTGCGCGGGCTTCTGCCGCTGTCTCTACGGGCGCTTCTGACGTTTCAGGCGCTTCCTGCTTGTCTAGGGCCGACTCCAACACCGAGCGCAAATCTTGCGGTTCTTGTTGGGTTTCTTGGGTTGCCAAGTCACCTTCCATGCTCATTCCTTTTGTTTGGACGTAAAAAAAGCACCCGAAGGTGCCCTGCTGCTGCGTCCTGTCAGCCTCAGTCTTTCCAGTACCTCATAACCGCCTGCTCTGCGGCTTTGCGGATGCCTGCGCGGTCTAGTCCGCGAGGCTTGTTTACCTGCTTTTCGTTTCCGATTTCGATCAGCCGATGCTGCTTCAGGTGTTCACGATGCTGTGAGCGCGAACTGATCCACTCGCCCGTCTGCATGCTCTGATAGCCCTTGATGTCGGGCATGATCATCGGCGCTACGGGTTCGCGGCGCTGGTACTCTTCCTTGGGGATTAGCTCAAGGGTTGCGGGGTCTTGTACGTAGACTTTTTTCATGGGTTTACCGGCAGGGGATGGGATTACTTACCGTAGGGCACGCCAGCTAGATCGGCATACCACTGGCCCCACGATTTGATGTCGCAAACGCCAGCAGTGCGCTGTGCGTCGAGCCACCCCATGAACTCCGTCATCTTGTCGAAGCTCCATGTCGGCGGGCTGGCAGCGTCCGCTACAGCAAAGTCGTGCGCGTTAACGTGCGTGACACCGTAGCCCTCTGTCGTGCAAGCCGTGGTCACCGCCGTTTGCGCCTGTCCAAGACTCAATCCGGTGGTAAGCGTGCAGCAATTGACAAGCTGATAAACACGCTTTTCGTCCCCTGTTGACATGAACGAGTCGTGCATCGAAAGGGGCGTCGACGCGCCCATGCGAGCCGACAAGAATCCGGCAGCTTTCATGGCATCCTGCGCGGCATTGCTGTAAAGACTCTGAACCCACGGGTGGTGATTTGGGCCGTCGCCACGAATGCCAAGTGACCGCAGGTAATTTCTGGTGTCAACCTGCTGCTGCACATATGCCGTCGCAGAACCGGCGGCGGTCAGATTGGTGTTGTTAAAGCCGTGGGTGACGAACTCAAACAGATTGCTAGGATCGGCATGCAATTCTTGTATCTGCGCAGCGGTGAAGTAATTGCCAGACCCAACATACGCCCGGTCAATCCCAAAGCTCACCGGGATTTTGTAGTAGCGGGCAAGTGGCGCGACAAACGAATAACCGCTGGCGTACCCGTCATCAATAGACAAAATCACGGTTGGTTTCTTGGATGCAGCGGCCCCAACAAAGCCGATCCAGATTTGCGTGGCAGTGCCAACGCTTGATATGGTGAAGTTGATTCGCAGCCGCTTTTGCCCAACGAATGTGCCCGACGCCGTCTGCGTTGCAACGGTGCCGCGTGAAATAATCCAATCACCGGCAACCCAATTGGCCTGCGGTACGTTGGCTGCGTTGCGCTGCCCCGTGAACGTGTAGAAGTTTGTGAAACTAGCATCGCCAAGCAATACGCCGGTAACGCCATCGCAGGCTGTCATGTTGGATGACTTGACCGCAACAGCCAGTTGCTTGCCGTCCCACAAATAGGGCATGTTCAGCGTTGCCAGCGTGGTGCCCACCCGGTACGTGCCGCTAGAACTTGCCGGAATATCAAGGCGCAGCGTTGGCTGCCCATTAAACAGCACGGCGCTATCGACTGCTATGGTAAGCCCTGCGCCAGCCTGATCGTTCCACGGCGTAGTGCTGGCAACGGTTATGAACTCCATCCATCGCTCGTACTGTTGAGTCAGCGTCAAAGGCAAGGATTTCCCATCCCCATTCACCAGGGATTGAACTCCGTTCACCGTCTGCAGCGCCACAGCCGACGACTCGTTGCCAACAGACGAAACGGGCTGCGCGGACTCATGCCCGATGCCGAAGGTGTAATACTGCCGCCCAGTGATGTCTACTGATCCTGCCATGATATTTCCTTAGAGTAGAAGCAATAGCTCTTCGTCTTCTTGCTCGATCAATTCCTGCCGCCGTGCTATCAGTGCCGCAATGATTCGCGCCTGCTCCGAGTAATCGGGCATGTATTGCGCTTTAGCGATTGCTTTTGCTGCGACTACTTGAACCGCCTTGACCTCTTCAATCTGCTCTTCGATCTCTTCAATCTCTTCGATCAGTTCGGCGTGAATTTTCTTCTTCTCGCGCTCCCTGATCTTTTTCCACTGCTTGCGCCAGAAGCCGTCGTGCGTGTCCTGTAGCCCGCCAGCAGTGCCCGACGCGCTTACCGAGTCATTGGCGTTCGTTACCGCTACGGTTCCCGTTACAGAACCCGCCGCGCCGCTTGCCGCAACGCTGTCGTTTGCATTCGTGCGGGCAACAGTGCCGATAACCGTCGTTGTGCCGTTAGCCGCAACGCTGTCGTTTGCGTTTGTCCTTGCGACTGTGCCCGTTACCGTTGTGGTCCCGCTTGCCGCGCTGGTGTCGTTTGCGTTCGTGTACGCAACCGTCCCCGTTACAGCGCCGCCGACAGAGCCTGACGCCGCTACGCTGTCATTAGCGTTCGTTCTCGCCAGCGTTCCGACAACCGTTGTAGTCCCGCTTGCGCTTACCGCATCGTTCGCGTTTGTCCTGGCCAGCGTTCCGACGATTGTCGTTGTTCCACTCGCCGCAGATGTGTCGTTAGCGTTGGTTACCGCAAGTGTCCCGGTAACACCAGCCGCATCTGTCGTGACATCACCGACAACAACATTGCTGTAGGTATCTGCAACGCTGTCCCATACCACCCACGCCAAGGTGTACGCAGTGCTGGCTGTCAGCCCGGTGATCGCCGTCGCTTCGTCAATCGTCCGTGTGCCCGTGCTGCTGTCGGTGACAGGCTCGCTGCCGCTGTAGCTCGCGGGCGATGAGTTGGAGAGGTTGCCAGCCTTGATCTGTGCGCCGGTTGGCACACCCGGCCAACTCGCGGCGGCGTGCGCGATCCAGTATGCCTGGTATTGCGCGGAGGACTGCAGGTTGAGCTGCAGCAGCGTGAGCAGCATGGCTTACAGCGTATTCAGCGCGTCAAGCGTGTTCTGCGTTTCCGCGATCTCGGCATCCAAGGCGTCGATGCGTTCGACATCTCCCAGCGCCACGGCGTTGGCTCGGCTGGTATTCAGGGCCGCGAGCCTATTGCTGGCCAGCGTGATGAGTTGTTGGATCGTCATACCAGCACCACCAGTTCTTGCGAGATTGCCGACAGGTGCGACTGCAGCAGAACGACATCGTAGGTGTCGGTGCCGTCCAGGGCCGCGTAGGCCGCAATTCGCTTGCCGAGGGCTGCGGTGCCTGACTGGATGAAGTCGGTGTTTGTGTATGGCGACAGCACCCGGTTTTGCACATCGAAGCGATAGAACTGATTGGCCGCGCTCGCCACGTAAGCGTTGATGTAGAACATCCGGCCTTCATTCTCGAACGGTGAGTAACCCCCGCATGTGCCGACGCCGATAGTCACCGTGTTGCCGTCGTATGCAATCGCGCCCGTCCATGTGCCGGTGATGCTCGCCGCGATGTCCAGCACGTCCAGCGTGACCGCGCCACCTCGGAAGAAATAGCAGAAGCTGTGCCGAGCGTTGTGGGCCGCGTCCGGCTGTATACCCCAGCTTGGCATCCACATACCACCCGCCGCCTGCGCCGCCGGAGCTGCGCCAAAATACGTAGTTGACCAAGCCGCAGAGGCGATGGAGTTGGTGCCGTTGTTGACCGCCGCATCGCCGTAGTTGTAGGTGTAGACAGTCGTGGTAGCCGTGGAGCGCACCAGCATCAGGTTGGGCAACTCAATCACGAATTTCGCTGACGCGCTAGGCGTTACCGTCCAAGCAGTGCCCAGCGTGTAGACGGCGCTCGGCCCTGCCGTGTGCGATGCGATGATTCGCCTCTGCCCGACAGCCGTTACGTTTGTCGTGTCCTCGACGATCCGGATTTGGAAGTTGCGGTACTCGTTCGCAAGGACGCCGCTATCGCCCAGCGTGGCCTGCCCGGTGATAGTGCCAGATGCCGCCGCCGTGGCTGTCAGGGCGTAGCGAGACACCACGCCCGTGTCGTAGTTGTACGCGCCCTTGATCATGCCGTCACCCGGCGAGCAGTCGTAGGGTGTGTACTGCTCATCCAGCACCATAATGTCGCTGTCCGTGCTGATCGTAGCGGGCAGGTTGGTCGTGGACAGGCCGGTGGACAGGGTGTTCGACGCCACCTCAAACGAGCGCCAGATGTTCGATGCAACCGTACCCGCACCGAGCGAAAACAACCGACCGGCAATGATCTCGTATCGGGCACCTGTCGCCGGTGTAAACCCGAAGGACGAAAGGACGGTGATCGTTGGAGTAGTGCCCGAAGTATTGCCGGTGATGTATCGCTCGGCAGTTTTGCCCGCTACCGTGTCAATGATCCGCAACTTGAACCCGTACTCGCCGGACCCGCCGCGATTGGCCAGCATGTTCGTTCCAACCGCAGTCGGGAACGCAGTGGATATCACCACGCTCGTAGTTGTGGCACCCGCAGCGATGGTGCCCACCAGCCCGAGACTAGGCGCAAACGCACTGGCCGCACCAGCGCCAAACGTGCCTGCCAAGGCCATGCTGGTTATCGGCTGCCACGCCTTGGTGACGATGTTGTACCTGTTCAGCACGGTGTTGCTGACCGTTTGATATACGAACGGGTTGCGGCTCACGTCTGAGCGCAGATCACTTGCCATCGAACTCGCCGCCGCGTGCGCGTTGGGTGCCGGGTTGACTTGCCGCCAGACCAGCTGGTCGATTACTTTCTTGAACGTGTTTGCCATGTGAGGCTCCTATGTGATCCGAGCGCGAACGCATTGCGCCCACGCCGACCGGTTTTGATCGAATACGCCCATCTGCGCGGAGTAGCCGCCGACCGCCGCAATGTTTGAAAGGGTGGAAACGGTCGTGCACGTAGTCACGGTCGTGACCGTCGTCACAGTGCCAGACTCGATCAGCACCGTGCCGCGCTGCCGCCCGAGCGATTTGTCGTAGCCAAGCGGTGCCATCAGCATCTGGAGGATTCGCAGCAGCAGGTTGCTGCTGTAGTTGTCAGCCACCGGCATATGGTTCGACCCGGTGACCAGCGACTCGCCCGCCGACCCGCCGATGTCGATCTGTGCGACCTGCGTGTGCACGTTGCTGCCGCGATCCAGCGTGCGGGCCTTGTCTGGGCCCGTGCCAGAGTTGAGTGATAAGTTGTCTGCCATGC